AGCCGCGATCTTTGTGTTGTGCTTTTCAATGATCTCGTCAATCTTGCCCTTGGATTTCAGATCGTCGTTTTCCTTATTGTCAGCCTCGGCTAACAGCTGCCGATACTTTTCAGGGTCAACGTCCTTGAATACCTCTGCCGCCTTCTTAGCTTCATCCCGCTCTCTGTAGGCTTTGTCTAGTGACGTTTTTAGCGCCGCGACTTTACCCTCAAGATCGTCGCCCTCAAGATCGAGAAGGTAACTACCTTCTTTTTCCTTATAGAAAGCCTTTTGAGACTCTTCCAGTTTGTCAAATTCATCCTTAGCAAGCTTTCGCTTTAATGCCATAGGCACCGCCTATTCCTTTTTCACCGGCACCGCCGGGAGATTTCAAACACCGACAAGTCAACCATAAATCTCAGGTTTACGTTTTACGCGAACCCTGGCGCGTAGATTGACCGCTCGATTCGTAGAGGCTCAACACCCTCGTAATCAAATTCAATAACGCACCGACAGTTCGCCATACACTCCGCGTCCCCAATATCCAGAATCTCGCGCAAAGGGATAAAGTCTTCGGTTGCCGCCTGTGAGCATCCTTCACACGTACTACTATCGTTTTCCGCTATCCGTCGCCCAAGCACAACGCCCGCGTCGGCTTCTCTTTCTCTCGTGCTGTTCTCGTGGGTTCCGTAAATAGATTCAACGTAAAGCTGAGACCTCGCCGGTGTTTGCCCAAATATCAACTGCCCAATCCGTTCCTTTGTGGCCGCTTGCTCAAAGGCTTCTCTGACTACTTCGGTCTCGATTCCACTCACTACGGTCTCGCCCACGATAGGAATATCCGATGCGGGGGCCGTGGTTCTGACAATGTCTTCAATGGCCGAAACGGTCTCACTAGATAAGGAAACGCGGGCTTCTAAGGTCTCAACTACTTCCGAAACAATCTCTTTTGCGATGCTTTCCGAGGTTAAAAACTCTTGCTCAAATCCAGCCACATACGCAGATTCAGACGCTACCTTTTGACCAATTCTAGCCCACCGTTCGGCGTTCATCTGGTCTTCACCGCCATAGGCAACTAGTCCAGCGGCCCCGTGAATTTCCTTAATCTTGTCTCTAAGCCAGTCGAAAAAAAACCCTGCCGTAATGGTTCCCGCTACTAACAACTGAGCTTCTGTGTCTATCTCAGCTTTTTCGCGGGCTATGTAATCCTCGATGAGTTGACGCAACTCGGCGGGACTGACGACTGAGCCGTCAGGTCTCACGTAAACTCTGCGTCTTGCATCCCACTGCACGGTTTAATGCCCGCCCTTCAAGGTGAAGTCTACAGAGCTGTTCGCGTTGATTTGAATGTCACCGGCTTCGGCATGTTCATAGAATTCGCGCCCATCATAGGCGTTGTGAATAACAACCTTCCCGTTTTCCTCTTGTTGAATGCGCGGCTCACAGTGGCAGTACCACACCAGACTCGACGTGACGTTTGAGATCGTTTAACGGAATGATGTGGTAAGTGTCGGCTATGTAGCAGTCTTCAAATAATTCGCTATTCATTGCACTCCCGGAACATTCTGAGGCCCACCCAGAATCTTATCGACGCCCTTTTTCATCTTCCCGATCTCGTCTGGAGTAGGCGGCGCTTGTCCAAATCCCGGCATGGCCTTCAGCTTCTCAATCTCGTCTTCTAGCTCAACCCCTGGAAATCCCCTTGCTAGAATGCTCAAGAAGGTTTCAGCTGTAAGCAGTGGAGGTCTTGAATTGACCGCGGTAATCAACGCAGTAATCATCTGTGCATCTAACGTTAGGTCGGATTCCGCGACCCCAAGCTTGATCGATCCGCCTGAGTCAAGATTCAAATACTTTGCATGAAACTCTAACGCTAACTCAATTGCGTCCTGTAGAGATCGCGCCATCGTTGCCAAGTCCGAGGATTCTTGTAAGTTGTTCGCTCTGATTTCGGTTGCGGTAATGTTCGCGTCGGTCTTCTGAGACAGCATCGAAAGACCCATCAGCGCCATTCGCTGTTCAAGGTCTTGTAGCTCCGTGCGCCCTGACTCAATGGATTTTCCTGTATGCTCGCACCACTTCAAATCACCCTCAGTCGGTACATCTACAGTCGAGCCGACCCCAATCTCAATCGCTTGCTGGTCTTGAGTTGCACCCTTACGAACGAGGATCGGAACATGCGCAACGTGCAGGATGTTTGAATAATCAGAGTAGTGCTGCCAGTGGCGGATATTCAGATGCGCTAAATCAAGTAGCGGGGGGGTGCTTTGAAGCATTCCCGTTCGGTTTCCGTAGACCACCGCGACGGGGATTCTATCAAGTCCGATTACCGTCCCCGATCCCTCCTCGATAAAGGTTTCTTCTGCCGTACCCTCGGCCTTTTGTTTCCGATAAAGCGTCCACGTAACCACGCCTTGATCCAACCGAAAGACGCGATACCGGCAGACTTCATCTTCCCCATATTCCCCTTTAGGTTCGTTTGTTTTTTCTTCAAAGGTAATCTGAGTTAAGACTGTCTCTCCGTTGATTATTGACGTGCGCCAATTCAGAGCTTGATTAGATTTGTACTTCACCCAATAAGGTCTTCGGCCTAGCGCGCGTTCGTCAGCAAGTGTTGCGCCTTCACCTAGTGCGGGCTGCATGTCCACGAGAATAAATGCGTGGCCTTCAAAGGCGTCAGTAAATAGCTCTTTCGTAAACACGTCGCCATGCGACCCTGTTAGATCGATATTCTCCCAATGCTTTTGGATTTCCGTGGGCACATCTTCGTCTAATTGAGGGTCGCCCTTGAACACCATTCCCACAAGAGCATCACGAGTCCGTGAATAAGCGTTAAAGAAAACAGAGCGGCCTAGCCTGCGTGTGTACGCTGGGTCTTTCTCTGAAGGCTCTTGAGGTAAGTAAGTCTTTGAGCAGGCTCGCATCCTCTGCGTTCCGCCGGATACATCAGTAACAATAGTCCACGCGGCACTCATTGAGTTGTAAGCAGAGGTAGTGTAGTTGGGTTTGTCTTGGGCTTCCACTAAGACAAGCCTAACAAGAAGTAGAGGTTTATTTACTTAGAGGACTTAGAGGTTTAATGGGGACTGCTTAAAGACTCCCTTTGCCACGTCAGGCGCAAACGCCAGATTCATTCCATCTGCCAAGTCAGGTGAGTATCCAAGTCGAGCTTTCATCTGGGCTTTATCCTCAACAACTTTCTGCCCTGGCGCTTTGTACTTCGGGGCGCTCAACTCTCTTTCAAGTCGTTCTCGAATTTCTTTTCTCAACCTCGACAGATCTAATCTTTTCTCTCTTGCGCGATCCCGAGTGTCAAACCACAACTCAGATCGCTTGTTCTTATACTGCTCTTCGTTGTTTGCTTTAGAACTCGAATTCACCGCGACCATGTTGTAGCCTTCGGCTTTTAGATGATCGTGCGGCCCGGTTCCTAAGCCTCCAGTTACATCTATCTTGATCCTCAGTTTCTTTGGGTCAAACACATTCCCGGCAGCAAGCTTCGCTTCGTCCTTTAACGCCGTCTCAACTTCTACGTTGTCCATCTTTCTCAACTCCCGAGCGGACGTAACACAAGGCCCGATCCGAGTGAAGATCGTTGTCCTGTCGTCACCAAAACGAGCGATATCACACCCTAACTCTGGTATATCTTTATCGCTTGGTTCTTGTCTGGGTTGAAACTTTAACCATGCCTTCGGAATCACTTGTTGATCGGCTTGGGTTGGAAACTCACCCAATACACGCCCTTGGAAATAAGCGGTCGGCATGTAAATAGTCTTCTGGGTTAAGTCTGCCGGTCTGCCTTCCAACGCATTTTTGATTTGTTCCAACGCGACGAACTCAAACGCATCCTCTGTGGCTTTCTCAACTTGCTCGCATTCCTTCTCAAGCATTTCGTACAACCAGAGAAGGCGAACAGCGTCGGGAAACGGTGGAGGCTCGCCGTTTAATTCCGCTGTGATGTTGGGATGATTCAACGCGGAAATGCTCATTGCGTGGTAAAGCGAGGATTCACAGGCTATGCCGAATTCCGTTGCTTCATCGGTTGGATTACCAATCGCAAACACTCTGCATAGCGGATTCGTCATCAGCCCGCCAACCGCATCCCAAATGTATTTCGGGACACCCACGCCCTCTTCAATCACAATCAGGATCGGGGCAGAGTGCTCACCTTGGAAACCTTCCCCCTTTTCAGCGTTCAGAGCCTTGATGTAGTGATCGCCCTCTCGGTTCTTATCGGCGTCCTTGATGACCCGCTCAAGCATCACACCTGAAAGCGTCTTTGCCCTGCGTAGGGTCTTTAGTTGTTTGAACGTGAGGCCGAAAGACTGATCCCAAGTTGGAGCGGTGATGTAGCCGATATGCCTCGACCAACAGTCGTACCACCACGATTGAGCAACCGCTGCTGTGAAGGTCTTGCCAACTGCATGTGACGCCTTAACAACTGTGTAGCGATTATCAAGAATGCTTAGAAGCATCTCGCCCTGGTCAGGCGTGAGATTCACTCCTAAGACGTCGTGAGCATAACCTTGTGGATCGGATTGGTACTTCTCGAAAGGTAGGTTAGTTGATTGCCTTGCTCTCAGCCGCTCAAAATATCTGTTTCTTAACGGCTCAGGCCATGTGTTTACATCTGGGCCTAGTTGGATTTGAGGAATCATTCATTTTGCTGATGAAAATGCCATGTGCCCACGGGCGGGATACAAATCTATTCGTCCTGGATTGGCAGACCACCAAAGGTCTCAGGCTTCGCTAGCCCGTGCGCCGCGACCGCTGAATCAATCAACTCGTCAGCCTTCTCCGGCGAGATAACGATGTTCATTCGATCTTGCTGCCCGAGAATCTGCTTACCCATCCAAATAAGCATCGTCGCGTTACCGCCGAGCGCAGACTTGATTTGTGCCCGCCTGAGTGAGCTTTTGCCCTCTTCTGAGAACCTTTGATAAGAGTCCGCAAAAGTTAACTGATACGTGCGCTTGCACCACCGCTCTACCGTGTCCGGGGAACACTTCAAAACGCTGGCGATTTCGTTCAAGGTGCATTGAATTCTGCACAGTTCCTCGAATGTAACTTGCGGGATTTCTGTTAGCGGTCTGCCGTTTACCTTTGGCTCGTTCAGAATCTCACCAAGCTTGTTCAGCGCTCCTGCCATCCGGGTCAAGTCACCCGAACTCTTAGCCGCCTGCGCTTCGTTGTAGGCGCTCTGGGCTGCTTTGAATCGCTCGGGGTGTATCTCGATTGGCTTGGTCTTACGCGGCACGGGTTATTGCCTCCCGTTCGATCTTCAAAGCAGGGAACGCAGTCGTCATTCGCTCGATTGCGACTGCCACATATCCCGCGTTATTGTCAGCCGCAAAGCATCGCCTACCTAAGCTTTCGGGAGTGCCATCGTGCTCAAGAATGATTGCTTCATCGTCAAACTTGTCGAACGCGCGTTCTAATCGAGCAGAACCGTCAATCACTTCCTTATCTGCGGTCGCCGTGGCCGGGGCAACGTAACCATCCTCAGACATCGCATCGTCTAACATGCGAAGGCCGCGCTCAGTGTGTTTGTTAGCGTTGACGGACTGAGGGCGAAGCTCAGACAGCTTGCCGATTCGTACTTTGTGGCCGTTTCTTTTCATCTACTCCACAGCACTGAAGACCCGCCTACTCTTTGTATTCATTGGTGAGTGAATGAGGCCACGGGCCATCAAACGTCTGGCTCTCCAGCCAAACGCGCTTTGCTTGAAAGATTAAATCTTCCGCTTGGTTGAATAACTCGACCATCTTATAGCCTGCATCGTCTGATAGCTGAAGTCCTGGCTCCTGAATCCGGTAGCAAAGCAGTTTCACTTCGTTCTCGATCGTGCCGCCGTTGAGGATGATTTTTTCCTTACACGCTAAGCCCCCCATGTTACGATCCGCCTTTCTTGCGTTCATCTAGTCTGATAATTTTCTCTCTCGCGTCGGCAATTTGAAGCGCCTGAAGGTCGATCTTTTCCTGCATGCGCTTTTTTTCCGCCGCCTCGTTTAACTGGTATTGCATGAAAGTGTTGTTCATATTGGAGACGTTCGCGCTCATCGTTGCCACTAGCCAAACCCCAGCCAGTGTGCCCCCAGCCAGCCACACAAATAGAGCAATCAAAGCGCCAAGTAACGGAGTGGGTAAGGATATTCGCTGCCCGTTTTCAGCCACTATCGCAAACTCCCCTCGTGGAAAAACAAAGTGCCTGCGAAGTAAATGGGACAGCCAGTTCCGTTGCGCGTTTTCTTGCAAGGCGTCCTGCGCTGCTCTCCCGTTGTTCGTGGCGTCCCAAGTGCGTCCATGTAGAACTGCGACGTTTGATTTCATGCCCTCATCATCGACTCAGCGCAAGCGCGTCGGGTAACGATCACTTTCTATCTTGCTTGCTTTTTCGATTTACTCCGTCCGGGCTTTGTGTTAAGTAACTCACGCTTTCGCCGGTCTGACCTGTAAAGTTGGCCGGCGTCTGCGGTCGCGGCTCGGTAGCAAGGGCTTCCGGGCCGCACCTCGTTTTCAACAAATCCACTGCCAACCTGATTGATAGATGTTCACTACGAAAATCAGCACGAGTAGCAAGAGAGCAATCAGGATAATCCACCTCGCGTACTCAGCAGCTTCCGGCCAGAACTTTCCGATTAGCTTGGCGACGATCAACCACACAATCAAAAGAAAGATTCCAATAGCGAGAAGCGCCAGTGCGATTGTCGGCAGGCAACTAAGACCTAACCCTGCAAGTAGAAGTATCATTTTCTCTTACTCTCCGTCTGGTTTTGGTTTCAAATATTCGTCTTTAACTTCGCTTCTTACCGCTTCTCTAAATTCCTTGCGCCAGTAGTCAGGAGGTAGCTCTCCGCTTCGACTTGCCGTCTCTGCTTTATCTCCTCGCTGCGGCCCGCGAATAATATAGAGAACTAACGGCAGCCATATCCCGTCGATCAACGCCGTGCCGCCAAAGAATGCAATGGAAAACTTCCACGTGAACCGTACCCCTCTAGACAAAAACAAAAGCACGATTGCCCATAACGCGCTGAGCATCAACCCGTGAAGCGAAACTATTAAGCGCCTGATAAACGGATTGTCCCGGTCGGGCCATAGCCGCCAAGCCGCAAACCCCGCTCCGGCTCCGAGAAATACATGCAGAAACCAGATCACTACCGCAGACCAGATTATGACCCGTCTGCTTCCGATTAGTAGGCTTAGGTTCCAAAAGAACAACGTCAGCGCGGCTAATCCGATGCAGATAATAATAGTCCGCCGCCAGAATGGGCGCAGGCTTTTCCATTGGTTGCCTATGAGGTTCCATGCTTTCATTTCTTCCGGCCGCTGCGTTCAAATGCGTCCACCACGTTCTTTAACGATTCTCTGAATTCCTCGTTTTCTTCTTTGATGTGCGCCACAAACTGCGCGGCCTGATCTTTCAATAACTGCCTTTGCGTGTCGCGCTCTTTCCGAGCGTCCTCAATGGTTCCTTGAATCATTGGAATAAACACCTTCCAGATAATTATCCCGAAGAAAACGCAAACAACCCCGAGAACCCCAACCTGCTTGAAGATTGCCAGCCACTCGCTAGTAGCGCCTTGAAAGAGAACCACCACCATTCATCCCGCTTTATCCCTTGCGGATAGTGCGCTCCAACGCCTTGATGCGCTTCTCGTGCTCTTTGTAGAGCGCATGGACAAGAGCTTCTAACGCTTTGATGCGAGCACGTAACGGCGCAACATCGTACTTGCGTGTGGCATCTTGTGCTTGTCGTTTCTTCGTCATGCTACAGCCTCAAACTTTAACGCTTCCTGACTTCTGCGTGTGCGCATCATTGCCAGTTCGCAGTATTCGATTTCCTTTTCAATCAAAATCGCTTTCATTCCTTCAAACGCACACGCTTTCCCTGTGCTTCCCGATCCTGCAAATGGATCAAGCACTGTTCCATTCGGAGGCGTGATCAGCCGCACTAAATAACGCATTAGACTTGCTGGCTTAACGGTTGGATGCTGGTTGCGCGCTTCGCCTAATCCTTCGTTTCGATCTGCTTTTGAGGCTTTCGCGCAGTAGAAGAATCGTGCGGCTGAACCGCTATCGCAATGCGGCGACCACTTGGGATACTCCTTCTTGTGCGCCTCGCGCTTCCATCCGCCATGCGTACCGTTTCCGCTGAGTTGTGCTCCCGCGTGTGGGCGACTTTCGCTATCAGGAAACCCTGCCAGCACTTCATCTGATCCGTCCGTTATGACGTTTGCAGGCCAGCGACCTTTCCCTTGCTCGTAAAGCGTAGGCTTGCCGTCTCCGTAAATTCCGTTTGCCCCAATCGTTCCAAGCGTGTGCGGGTTCTTGGCATAAATATCGTCTGTAGATTCAATTTCAATCCTGCATCCATCAACATTCAGCCCGCCCGTACCGTGCTGCAAAACATTCTCTGCCACTGTGCCGATAAGGGGCTTTCTTGCGAGCACTAGAGGCTCGTGCGCGGGTTTTAATGCTGTGCCCCAACCATCCCATTGCTTTGCGGAATCGGTGGTTGCCGCGCCATAAGCAATTCCGCGATGTCCTGTCTCATACAGTGAGCGACTACCGTTTCCCGCACCTACGATCACCCTCTCGTCGGCTGTATAGCCCAACACGTCCGCAAGTTTTGCGCGATACTCTGGCGACGGAATGATATATTCAATCGCGCGGCCTACCGCTCGCGCCCGCCCCTCTTCCCAATCTCGAACACTGCTCACGGTACAACCAACTTTTTGGGCTAGCGCTTCACGGGTAAAACGCGCTCTTTCACGTTTATTGCGCAGCAGATCGGATTGCTCGCGCGGACTCAACCCTCCTGCTTGGTCAATCGCCTTGCTCACGTCCAAACTTTTCGGAAATCCCGATCCGTAAATCCACTGAATTTGATCGCGAATCTCAAACCCTGCATCCTCAATTGCGCAAGCTAGACGGTGGTAAGTGCGCGAGCCTCCAAACGCCAGCAAGTGACCGCCGGGTTTCAAGACACGCAAGCACTCGCGCCAAACCTCAACGTTGTAAGCGATGCCAGAACGATCCCAAGACTTCCCCATAAATCCGAGTTCGTAGGGCGGATCGGTAACAACGGAATCAATGAACTCAGACGGAAACTCCGGCATCACCGCAAGGCAGTTGCCATTCAGGATCGTTACCGCTTCGTCTGAGTAGTACGGGTTCATCTCTGCCTCATCCCCGGCAAACACTGGTCTGCTTCCTCGTTGCATACCTTCTGCTGTGCTCTCATAAACTCAGGACTCCCTCGGTAGTTGAATCCTAGAAACACAACAGGCCGATTGAACTGTGCAAACCACTGACTCTTTCGTGCTTGTCTCATGTTCTGAAACTTGGCCCATCCAAGTGAGTAGCCTTCCTCTGCTGTTACCTGACAAACTATCTGTCGAGGCGCTTGATCGCACCAAACAAAGGCACGGCCAGAGAGAAGGATTAAGAGAGCCAGGGTCATGGTTGCGGCCCCATGTCCTCTTCAGTAATAGCTCGCGTCTCAAGCGCGATCCTCATGCTGTCTTCTTGAATTTCGGCGTCTGTCTTTCCCGCCTCCCGACCGCTTTTGATCGCCCCGATGATGGCGACGATCGCTGGCGTGGCAAGGTTTGCTTTAGTTAAGATGTCGAGTAATAGCGCCAAGCTACTCATGCCGTAATCCTTTCTATTTGCCAGCTTTGAATTCGAGGTAACACAAATCGCAAATCAGAAGACCGGAAAGCTTCAATCAAGATTACCGCCTGATTGATTAACGCGGCGATGCCTTGAAGTACAATGTCAATTGATTGGTTCCCCGTATGCAGACCCGCCGCTGCCTGCCCCAGAGCTTGCAGGACTGCGAGCTTGCCTTGCTGAAACGTCTCAGCCGTTAGTCCTTTAGCGAGATTCAACGCCAAGATGAGTTTTTCATTGCTGCCGTGAATGACCGTAGCGCCCTGCTGCCGGACGCGAATCGCGGCCTCAGAACCAACGGCACCGTAGATGCCCGTCTCGTAAAAGTTATGGTTCGTTTTCGCTGCGGCATTGAGAGCTTTAGCGGTCTTGTTCAGCGCGTCGTGTAGCTTTGATAGAGTGGACGCACCGCAGGCTGTTGAGACAATCAAACTGGAAGTGATTAGAAATGTAAGCGCGATTCGTCGGCGTATTAAATGTCTCATTGATTTGCGCCCTCATCTTTCGCGGCCTGAATGTCTTTGACCTTTTCAACAGGAGTGCCTGATGGCTGCGCTACCGCCGTCTTAATCAGCGCGTCAACCTGGGGCGTTGATGTCACCTGAGAACGAGTCAGCACGATATTCAAAGCGCCAACAACGACGCCAACAAGAAGCATGATTTGAGCAACCTGAACGTCTGTCCAGTGGATGAATCCAAAGATAATCAGCGTCGGAATGATCGCCTTGACTACCTCAGACAATGCGCCAAGTATTACCGCAGGTTCTTTTCCAAACACTTTAGATTCTCCTTAGAAGCGATCCGTGAACAACATTGCCCACATGAAGTCGGTAAATCCGACTACGCGATTTACTAACCAGAGCAGAACGGCGAGACTAACCAGCATGTTTGACTTTCTCTTTAGTAACTAATTCCCCTGTCCGTACAAATATCACTAACAAAGCGCAGACAGCGAACGCGGCTAGAAGTAAAGTGTAAACTGCGGTCGTTCCTTCCATTACTCATCTTCCCGAAACTCTGCACACGTCTCTGCAATCCCTGCGTCCGAAAAGAGCTTTTCGTTTGTCTCTTTGTCCGCAATGCCAACAACATCAAGCCCGCTAATTGACTGAAATTCCTTCAATGCCGACTCTGTGTCTGGGCCAAAAGAACCATCAACACGGACTCCAAGTTTACGTTGCAGGTCTTGTACGGCTGTACCTGTATCGCCCCTGCGAAGGACAGAACGAGATGTGAGCGCTGCGGACACCCTCTTATCTTACGCGGGACGGGGGATATATGATTTAAGGGGGAGGGGATTAGCGGTTACTTTGGGGGTTTGGGTTTCTTCGGGCGACCTTGTTTCGCTCCGCGCTTTTTATTCCAGTATGGTGAGTTACACGCGGCGCACGTTCGCGGAGGCGTGGGGCTTCGCGGATACCATCTGTGACCACAGCGGAGGCAGAGGAGTTGTTTGAGGGTTTGGGTCATTCGCTTCTTTCTAGTCGTCTTCGTCGCCAAAGTAGTTATCATCATCAATACAGCCGCACCCCTCGCAATCGGGAGGCGTTGGGTTGTGGTGATCTTCACCATCGCAGTCACAGTCGCCTTCGCAGTCGATACAGTCGTGCATTATTTGTCATCCTTGTCTGCGCAAGGTTTACATTGATAGTTCTTATCCTTCGGATCGGTTTCGTCCTTGATGTACGGGTTATCATCTTCGATCAATTCCGACATCGGAAATTCTTCCGCGCATTTCCAGCAATAGCCTTTAGGTTCAAGGCGAGTTAAAAACTCTGTCATTTTTTCACAACCCCTTCGCCCTGCCGCTGCCAGTGATTCACGCAAACAACAAGATGCTCAAAGTCAGTCTCAATCTGATTGTACTGGTCAATGGAAAGCGAACTGACCACCTTGCGGAAAACAAACTTGCCCTGCGCATCTTTGATTCCGATATGGCTTGCCGGTGCGGTCAACGCTCCACGGCTTCGGCGATACCTCTGTCATTGCTCCCCTTCGACTTCTATTGTTGGCGGCATTAACACCCAGTCGCGCCAGTCAAGGCCGCATTTTTGGCATTCCCAGCCGGTATCAAGATCGCCACCGCACGTCGGACAGTATTCAAACTCTCGGTTTTGTTTTTCAGTCATAGCTCGTCGTTCTCATCGTTGCAGTCCGCGCAATAGCCATCGCTATCAAGTTCGGCGTCTACGTGGCAGCCGAGACAGAGCGGGCCAGAATCCTCGTTAGGCCACTGTTCTTGAGCTTCATCAACATATGTATTGCTCATTTGCGTTCCCCTGTCAGCCCGGCGGTCAGGATCGGCAAACCCGCAAATTCAGCGGCGCTTTTTAGCATTAGGCCATAACGATCCATCTCTGTCTTCGCAATATCCACAACCACGCAATTAACGCCTTGCGCTTGATACGTCAGGCACTTTTCTATCGCTGCGAATAGGTCACGCGCTCGGAAGTCGTGGACTTCTTTCTGAAACCGATTGTCAGTCATTGGCAAGCGGCGAATGGAATCCCACGGTCGGCCAGCGAGCACAAGCGCGTTGTGGGCCTGTTTATACCACGGCAATTCCTCGCCAGTTTTCACGTCGATAGACGCGCATTCCACTGTGTTGATCGCTGTCTCTAGCGCCATGCAAGCAGCATCTAGCGCAATCCGAACACAGTCAACGTCTGATATGTTTTGAGCTTCCATTATTCCTCCGCCTCAACATTAGGCTGCTACCGCTCGGCGACGATAAGCATCAAAGTCAATCCACGCAAGCGCCCAGCTATCCCATGATCGGCGAATGCTAGGCCGGAAGCGCGAAGCCGCTGGCGCGTAGAGATAAGCGCGGACGTAAGTAAGAAAGTCGATATGAACAAAGTCGATTGAGGTGTAATCGCGGTAGCCGGTTAAGGTTGCGATGGTGCCGCTCGACAGGGCAAGAATATCGTTTTCGAGATTTGTCATACAATCACCGCTTCCACAATCTTGTAAGGTGAACCACAGACCGGCTTGTCAAAACCCTTGCGCCCGGCTACTAGATAATCCGCAGCCGCATCGCGGGAGACGAACGTGATCGAATCCTCATAACGCAAACATTTTAAGGTGCCGCCGGTGAATTCGCGTGTGAACTGAAGAGTGACTTTTGATGTGTTGTTTCCCATACCCAGAACTATAAACCTCGACTATCGGTAAGTCAATATAGTTTCGAATAATTCTTCTATACCATTTCGTATCCCCAGAAACACCAAAGCCCCAACCTTGCGGCTGAGGCTCAGATGCGCGATGTCAGGCTGTACAGTGGATGACTCCCTGAGTATACAGCAAAAACTTAAAAGCCACACCTGATTTACGATCATCCTGCGATGTTGGAATGGATGAATCCTACGATTCCCCACATTCCTTCAAAACATACAGAGGCCGCAACACAATGGTTTATGCATTCCTTTATCAACCTGAGTGCGCGAGAAAATCAGGCGTAGAAGTGTGCGCGGCAAGCTATAAGACAGCGGAAACCCTCGCAACGGAAACGTACTTGATCGTCTAACGCGGCTACGTCGAGGTCGATATCCGATACTGCCACAAGCAGCCCATACTAACGCTGTCGGAGGCCAACCATTCTGAACAAGAGGCTAAGCAGCCCTTTATCGGAAGGGAAGCCGCTTTGCAAACGGAAAGTGATCAGCGTCAACCATGCTGTAAAAGAGTCAACGGGCGGCCTCAACGAAGTTGAGCCTGTGAATCTCCTGGTCATGCCAGCCCTTGTAGTTCGGATCGTCGTCATATTGTTGCACGACTTCGACTGTCTCTAGCCATAACAGAGTTTCGCCATCCCAACGCATTGGGAACCACAGGAAGCGACGAACGGTGCGAATGGAATACTTAGTCAGCGCCTTTCGCTTGCGCATGTGAATCTCCATCTTTTACTCCTCCTCTACACTGATAGACTCAACCGCGCCGCGCGCAATCTCTCGCATTAGACGCGCACGTTCCGAGGGTGTCATTGATCGCAGCTTAGACAGAAGAGCGCGAACGTCAGGTCGCTGCCGTTTCCACGGACAAGTTTGTTTCATCTTTTATTTACCTCATAGATCGCTCAACGGGAAGCCAGCCAACGATCTGCGTGGCGTCAATTCCTCTCCGCGTCTTATTGTCGTACCACTGCGTAAACTCTCCGAGTGAGTAGTGAACGATATGCGTGCAGTGCGCCAGCCGCTCGGTTCCGTCTCGCAAAAACACGCGGACGCTATCGCCAAAATCAAGACGATGATCAGACATCTTGCGCATGAAAGTCAGCGGCTCACTCATAAATCTTCACCATACCCTCAAGAAACGAAAAGGGCCACCTGGCCCCTCTCATTGACTGACGAGATTGATTTTAGATTAACGCATAGATTTCCTCTTGTTGATTGTTCGTAACGAAGGTTCATTCTATGCCTCATTGAGATTTACACTGCGGTGGCTATCCAGCCTCTCGCCGAATACTTTCTCGATGTGCTGAAGGGCTTTTTCTAGAGCCTCGGGCGATCCCGGCGGCGGCAATTTATCCTGCTTTTGCCTCTCCGCATATTCCGCTTCTCGCTCGGCTTTCCGTGCTCGATCATCTGCGGACATGCCCCACTGATCGATGCTCTTGATATACGCAACGTCGGCATCAGTTAGGGTGAACCACTCGCCGCAACCGCGCTTCTCTCTAAATCTCCCGTGCAGCCGACCTTCAATCTGCCGACAGAACGGAGTCCAGAACATGTGGACATATTCAACGGGCAAGGGCGCTCCGGTTGAAAGCTGAGTGCGACGCTTGAGCGGGTGCTTGGAGAATCCAATCTTGTAGTGAACGCCACATTTGAACACATACACATAGCCCTCTACATCGTCCGGCCCTTCGTAACCTTCGTAGTATTTCATCCCCTTATTTTACCGCGATTTACAGCCGGTTACTACACTTATTCTCGCTCACCTGAGTCGTAATTTGACCGCGCACGAGACACGGTTGCGGCTTCGCCTGTAGCTTGCCCTGGTAGCGTGTATAAATCCGGCCCCATGTCGCCCCTGCGCTCGTCTTGCTTGCCGCCGGGCGGGACGCACTGTAGCTGCTTGTTCTCTGCCGTACAGTCACAGTTCAGCCGATGTAAAGGCAGCAGGGGCGCACCCTTCTCTCGCAGTTTGATGTTCTTCTTGACGGCCTCCTGCTCTAGCTTTGAATGCTTCGACATTGTAGCGAGACGGTCATCAAGATCGGGATCGCTCAAAAAGTATCCCGAGCGAACCAACCAACGATAAATGTCGCTGTCCGTCTGAGAATCGGCGTTCTCAAATGACTCAATGATCGCTTCGTAGTCCGCTTCGAGGGTGCGATCCTTTTGCCATTGAGCCTGCCCTATGTGCGACTGAATCATCCCGTGTAGAAACATTGCGCAGTCGGGCACTACATCATCAATTTTCTTAAGCGCGGCGACGTATTCAGAGAGGAACCTTTGAACCTCTGGATCGTGCAACAGGTCAAGCTCGTCAGGGATGAGTTTTAGCCGCCGCTTTGCCCGCTTCGCCTCTTTCCGGGCGTCCTGTCGGCTAAAGTCTGCGGGGTTTTGCTCGGCTTTCGACAGAATCTTTTCCTGTTCATCCTCTGGCAACATGGCTACGTCGGCATGGGTAGAGAAATCCACCTTATCGGAATCCCGCCGGCGGGATTTTGGGATTGCCTCAGCTACGGTCGCGTAGTTTTGCAGCGTCTTAACCTTCTTGCCGGTGAATATCACGGCCTGCTCTGCCCGATCCTTGAAATGCGTTTCCCCGTGCCTTACCCAATCCCCGAGCGCCCACTGAATACCCTTGTCTGCCAGTTGCAATTTGCGCCCATACCGAACCCACTGTTCATACGTGACGTTAGGATCAATAACTAATCCCGTCGCGGTGAATGTAAACCCAGGCTCGTCAAGCGGGCCACGGGCAATCGGAATAACATTTGCGGGGGACTCAGCTATCGCAGTTGACACTCTATTTTGTCTCCTATGCTAATATTCAGTCCGTCACAGACTTGGAATTCCCTTTCATGTTGGGGGAGACGCTGGGGAGCCGGGCAAGGGCTTCCCAGCGTTTCCTTTTTAATTCAACGCGCCAGCGGCTTGCGTGTGCGGCCACGTACCATCCAAAATCATACTTTTCAGCCGCTTGATTCTGTCCGCAGTCGCTCCGCACTCAGGCGACCACTTGTTATGCTCTGCGTTGATTTTCTCAAAGACGGTTAGCGCATCTTCATCCCACCCTCGCGGAAGATTAACGTGGCTTTCGAGTCCGCATTCGTGGCAAATAAATTCCTGTCTCACTTCACCCTTTCCTTTCTACTAACTCAAATCTTGTTTGTAGTGTTGAGACTTTGATCCTCGCCCCGCGTCCATGACGCAAAATCTTGCCTGACACTGTACAGGGATTAGTCCACATCGCTGGCTTAGCGTCTTTATCCGTAACTGAGTCAATCAGAACGTAGCGAGTCTCACGCTTGTCTTTTGATTTCCAGACTTGCCCGACCTCAACCTGTTGTTTCATCCTGCACCTCTCAGCCCGCGATCCTTTTCGACCGTGTACCCTCTGCCTCGGAACCACTCAAGAACCTTCTGCGTCCGATGGCCGATTGACCATTTAGCAAACGGTGGGGCGTCTATAATCCTGCTAGCCAACGTAACGCCCTCGGAGACTAACCCGATGCACACCTTCTTGTTGTAGATTCGGTAGAACGCCATCTAAGGTTCAACTCCCTATCAAACTTCGCGCACGTCTGGAATCATCACCCGATCACGCCAGCGGTGAACGAGCTTTCTTGCGTTCTTTGGCGCAATGAAATCACGGATCGTTTGCATCTCAAGACTGCCGGGCCAGTCGCGTGTTTTAACTTGCAAGAGAACCACGTCCTGCGATCCAATTCCGATCACGTCGAACGCTCCTAACGAGCCTCCCGCTTTCATGCACTGATAGCCCGCAGCCTCCAACAGAAGCATTGAACGGCGCTCGTTACGCGAGCCTTTTGCTTTGCAGTTTTTAATGCTCATTTCAAACTATCCAACGTCACATCATCGCGTCACGCGCAAAGTCATCCGCAACTTCGTCAGCGTCACAATCGGCACAGACGTACCACGAATAAATGTTGTCCCGCTCAAAGGCTGGCTTTCCGCATCCCGCGCACCGCTCTGGCTCTTTCACGATAGACCGACGCGGAACCATCAGCCGCGTGTGGAAATCTTGAACCATTCTGTCTGGGTCTTTAATCATCTTTTCACTCGTCTAAATTCCTTTCTTGCACAATCCTAAAAACATCGTCTAAAGCCTTTTCGTAATCATCAGAATTGGGCGTCAGGCTATTGTCGCGAAGTTTTTCCACCTCGCTTCGCACTCGCGCTCGCTCGGCGCTAACCGCGTGATCAATCGCTCGTTGAACATGCCATGCGCGCCGCTTCTGCTCATCTTGTCCCGCCATCTCTCTCCCTTACTTTTCTGTTGCTGCTTGAGTAGTTAGTTGAGCGTCTTACGCTGCGCGTTCCCATAACGTCTTTTGTCCGTCTTGTTCCGTCGCCACGCGAGGGCGCGATCTTCTGCTCCATTGCCCGCCTTTTGTTCGTCCGACTTCGCGCCAGCCAGCAGCCTTGACGCTCGTTCCTGTTTCGCTTGCGAGCGTGTAAGTAATCAACCGCCGATAGCCAAGCGCCCGAGCTGCGCGCCACGCTGCCGCGTAGAGTGTTGAGCAAGCGGGGGAAGCGTGATCGTTGACCTTTGGCAAGTCAGGTAGAACGCAGACCCGCGTTACTTCCGCCGTGAATCCGTCTTGAAGCATTCGCGCAACGGGCCTTCCGATTGTCGCAACTCCAACCACCCGCGATCCGTCATTCACCGCCACGGCAAATAAGTAACCCTGCGGCGGCGAATGATGCCGATGATGCTCGCGGATAAACGCGCAAGCCTCGCGGCCAGTGATCGGTTGCAACTGGATCATCAGTTCTTAATGATTCGATTGATGCAGTCAACGCAGATACCGAGACGCGGCGCGATACTCGTATAGAACAGCGCAACGTATCTTTCGAGCGCACCGCAAAGCCGACATCTACGCGAATTTTCAACTTTCCTTTTCGCCATCTACCCCTCCTCACCAAGTATCTCGGTGTCCATAGTTACCACTGCCTATGCTGGGCGCGTCTCTTTGGGCCGGTAATCTCTTTTAGAATTAACGACGCGGTATCGAAAGCATCCTCTCGCAGCGGAGGCCAGCCTTTTACGTCTTCGGTCACGCGGCGAACTGCATGAAGCGCAAAGTACGCGAGCCGCGAAGCAATGGGATCGTCACTATCCAGAACCTCTTGCAGTTCCTTCATGTAACGTCTGATTGTTGCTTCTGATTTTATGTTCACAACTACGCCACCTTCTATGCCCTATGCCGCTCGCTCATTCCGCGTCCACTCCCAACTACTGAACCGTTTCAGCCTCGGCAGCTTCCATTGCGCTTGTCATTCCGAGCATTTGAACGGGCGCAAAAAGCTTGTGCAGTTCTTCTTGTAATGCCCTCTCTAAATCGGAAGCCATAACCACGTAGGCGGGCGGCGCGTCAGATGAACCCTTGCGCGACCAGCGCGAGTGATCCTCGCAGAGCAATTGACATCCGTGACTCTCAGCCATTCGCTGCGCCTGGGCACGAATCGGCAGCGGATCAATACCGCTTGCTACTTCGGAGAATGCCGCTATCACTGATAGGTTGCGGTCTTGGGCGTATCGCTGGCACGTGTCAAGCTGTCGCCATAGCCCCATACCTTTAGTTTGCCCTTCGGTACTAACGCGGCAGTAGATCACGCAGGACTGCACGTCTAAGGGCAGTAGAATCTCGTCAATAGCCGCCTTAACGAGCGCCATCGCCACGGGAGTATTCCCGCGCTTAAACGCACGTTTGGCCTCCTTGAGTAAGGGCGAGGTCATCGACCTTTGCGCTTGCTTGATTCGCTCAATATCGTCTTTGGAAAACAAGTCCTTTCGCTCCAAGCCCCACTCCAGCATTCGCAATTCGTATTCGTATTGACTCATTTCAGACAGACCTCCGGCTTGTTTTTAGCCCTGATTGTGTGGTTGATTTGTGGAAATTAGGCGGAAAGTGAATTGAGCCGAGCAGGACTCGAACCTGCGACCCACTGGTTAAAAGAGTGTGCCAGCGCCGCGCCGCTCTAGGTTGACCCTCGACGCGACCCGCACTGCCGTTGCAAATAAAACCATGATTCACGCGGAATCCGCGCCCGCACTCTTGCTTCACTCTGTTGCATATTGTAGCATCCGCAGCGCCTCGATAGTGACTTTTTTTGTGGAAAAAATGAGCAGACCGCGCACCGGATCGATCTTCAAGTTCAAGGGCCAGATATTCGCCCGCGTCACCTTCACCGATGAATTCGGAAAGCGGCGCGACGTGAAGCGAAAAGCCTTTAGCAGAACCCACGCCCGACAGATAATCAAAGAACTGCTCCGCGAGGTCGAGGAACGGGGCGAACAGTCTCTCGACTCGTCGCGCCTCACGTTCGCACAACTCGCCACACATTACAAGGATCGCTACGCTACACCGGCCAGATTCATTGAAAACCGGAAAGTAAGCGGCCTGCGTTCCAGTGTCGAGGTCAAGCGAATTGTTGAAATACTCTCGGAACATTTCGGTTCAAAGCGCCTGCGCTCAGTCACGCACGGCGACATCCTTCAGTTCAAAACTAAACGTCTGGACAAGCTCGTAACCTTCAAGAAAGCACCTTCGCGGCAACGATCCGTTGCGACCGTAAATAGAGAATTAACCGTTCTACGTAGAATGCTCAGCATCGCTTTTCGAGAAGGCTGGATACTTCGCCACCCATTCTCAGGCTCAGACACGATCATTTCCGCATCCGATGAAACTAAGCGCACCCGCGTCCTGTCGGACGCCGAAGAGGAGTTACTACTTGACGCCTGCGACGGCCCCCGCGAACGCTTGAAAGCTATTGCTATCTGTGCGCTCGATACAGGTATGCGCCGGGGCGAAATTCTCTCACTGAGATGGCGAGATGTTGACTTAGAATCCAGACGTATCAACATCCAGGCCATGAACACCAAAACGCTAAAATCGCGCTCTGTGCCAATAACCCCACGCCTGTATGCGGAACTGACTAATCTCCCGCGACGTGGGCAGGAAACGCGAGTATTCGGTATTACAGACACCGTCAAGCGATCATGGGCGACTGCAAAACGAATTGCGGGGATTAACGATCTGAAATTCCATGATTTGCGGCACACTTGCGCCACGCGATTAGTGCAGGGCGGATTACCCATTGCGGAAGTCTCACGCATCCTGGGCCACTCTTCCATTGTTACGACGTTTCGCTATGCCAATGTTGACGACTCCACTTTTGATAGGGCCGTCGCCATACTCAGCCGCTAGCTTTTCCGAACCGCCATACAGAGCATCAATGTGCCGCTGGAGGTATCGAATTTGCCCGTTCGGAAGCTTGAGATAGCCCACCATTCCCTGTTCGCGCCATCGCAGAGATGTGGTGCGATCAATCTTTAGCTTCTCGCAAAACTCTTTGTCTGTGAAAGTTTCTTCCATAACCTACCGCCGCTCTGAAATGTCAGATACTCGACTCACAATTCTATTTGCTCTCTATTGCTTTCAATGCAGCTAGAGATCTCTGTTTTGCGGTTGCGTGAACTATCGGCCAAAGAGTGCTTTGAACTCCGCCAACTACGTCCACAATCGCATCAACGTAGCGCCCTGTAAGCCCCAGCTCTGCAATCCGATCCTCTACTTCCATTGCTGCTGATATATCAGAGGCGAAATACGGAACAACTCTCGCGTCAATCATGTGAGTACGCGGCGGCTTGCCTGACGGAATGTAGTGGTACTCTTTCGGCGAAAAGTAATCCTCTCCCGTCTTGGTATCGCACGGACGGAAGATTTTTTTAATTCCAAACACCTGCTCAGCGATTCGCTTATCCAATTCTCGATCTGTTTCTTCACTCATCTCTGTGCTCACTCTCTTTCTCCGTAAACTTCAATAGCTTCATGCAATCGATCAAGATTTACGTCTTGAGGTTCGCAGATCACTACGTCTTCAAATCCGTTTGCTTTCATCCATTGTTCGAATGCTTCGTAAGGATCGATCATTCGTCTTTACCCTCAATCCTTTATCGGCCACCATCGCAAATCTTCTTTATGCTCTTGCGTTGTTCGTACCAAGTTCATTTCGCGCAACTCGGGGAGTCTCTTAGCAAGAACGTAACGATCCAAAGTTCCAAGGCTCGCTAGCTCTTTTGAGGTTCTGCCGGGGTAAGCATCAACAAGTTGCAAGGCTAAGACTCTCGCTCCGCGCATCTGACCTGATCGCTTCGATTCCGCTTCGGCCCTTTTACTGCTCGCGGGATCGCTTGTCCGCGATCTGGGCGGTAAGCGATCCTCTGCACTCAACGGAGGCTGGATCGGTGGCCCGCCGAATAGATGCTCGAATGAAAATTGCGTTGACATCCTAATCACCGAAACGTCATATCGTCCGCGTCACCGCTACCACCACAGTTCGGACACTTCTCAATCTCGCCGTCGTAAGGGCCATTGATCGCGTCGTCTGTGTCCCAATCAGTTCCGACAATGCCCCATCCCTCGCCGCCGCAAAATGAACAATCACGATCATCGTCGTCGTAATCGTCAGGGCCGTATTCAACTTGAAAATTTGCGCTCATTAGATTTACCCGCTGCCCATGTCTCGCTTCCAGATCAGGTTTGTGCTGCAAAAAACTCTCTTGCACGTCTCCATTGTCTCCGCGCCCCGCGCTGGCAAGGTCTCCTTTTGATTACTGGTTGCTCACTCTTCACACTCGCAAGGTTCATCATCGCCATGAACGTCTCGCCCGTGCTGGTCAATTTCAAAGAAATCAAAGATTGGGTTGCCTTCGCATCGTGGACAGCGAACCTTATGGTCAAGCCAGAGGGCCGCGCTTCCGTCTGTGTCTGGCTTCCAGCAGTAAATCGGACGCTTAACCGGCCAAGAACTTCGCATTAGTTCCTCGAATGAACGCCGCATGTTGCGAGATGTACCGGCACCGCGAACCCGCAGACCGTCATAGAGTCCGTAGTTGCCGATCTCGGCGGGCACATCTTCAATCGAAAGCGAAATGTTGTCGCGCTCTTCTTTGTGCTCGCGCATTAGCTTGACGATGACTTCGGCTTCGAGTTTTAGTTGTTCTGTTGATTCATTCATTTTCATTTCCCCTACTAAGGCGCTTTATCGCGCTCCCCCTCTGGGGTCTTTAAGCCGCGATCTGCATCATCTTTTTTCTTCTGTCGTACTTTCCGCACTGACAGATCATTGCGTTGTCAAGAAAGTAGTGTTTGCGTCCTTCGCATTTTCGTTCCATTGGAATACCTCCTGAGACATTCGCTTCGCTGCGATCTCGCAGTAAGCTTCGTTGATTTCGATTCCGATGGCCTTGCGGCCTAAGTCCTTCGCTGCGCGCAAAAACGTTCCCGTTCCCGCAAACGGCTCGATTACCACGTCAGACGGGCCCGACAATAGCGAGATAAACCGCTTGCCTATGGGATAGGGCGTGTAGCCGGGATGCTCAAAGGTTTGTTCGCGGAAAAAATAACCCTCACCCTTGAGCCGGATATCGTCCCAAAGGTCACACTCGGCACTGCTCGGCTTGCCGATGGCCAGCGCGATCTCAAACTGATCGGACCAGCCGCCGCGATAGGGGCCGCGAGCGCCACGACGGATCGCAACCAAGTGCGACTTTGGTAGCAGGTCCAGCCAAAACGGAAGTTGATAGCGAGGCGCAACCCAAGCCTGATTAGGAGCGGCCGTCAACGAGAGCGCAACGACTTCGCGCATGATCGCCTGATACTCAGGAGTCGGAAGATCGTCGTCCCAGACACCATAATCCTTCCCGCAGTTGTAAGGCGGGTCCGTGCAAACCAACGCACCGCGCAAAGACGGTAGAATCTCACGACAATCGCCGTGGAATATCTGCACTGATTCGTCTTGATAATAAACTTCCATTTACACTGCTACTGTCTTAGTAACTCCAAAGCCTCAAGCGGCTAATTGAAATCTTCTACTGGCGCGATCTATTCTTGCCTCCCCTGAGTCCCAAAATTGCGCTAGAACGTCGCTCACGATCTGTTCGTCAATTCCCGTTAGTTCGATTATTTCCTCTTGCGTTCGAGGTTCGCGGATCGCTTCTCGGACTTTCTTGTTTACCGCTTCGCGGATTCGATACGACAGGTTGACGATATTCATGCTGCTATGTCGCTTTCAGAGTCCAAGTCTTCAACCATCTGCCGGATTGCTCGTTCGTAATCTTCCGGTGAAAGGTCTTGTTTCTTTATCTCTGCCTTGCGTTTTTCGTACTCACTCCAATCAATTTGAGGTTTCATAAATACTCCCTACACTTTGCAGTTGCGGTCTGGTTCGGTAAGTCACAAGGTCGCCATTGAACGTCAAAACTTTTCTGAACAGCGGCCCTTCTCTCTGTTTGGCGCACTTCAAACTCCGCTCGTAAAACCGTGCTTCTTCCTCTGGCTTGTCGCCAAACAAAAAGAAAACCGTGTCAGCGTCTTGTTCGATCTCACCCGAGTCGCGCAAGTCTCTTAGCTCTGGCTCGCGTTTTTCATTCGCAAAGTTTCGGCTTAACTGGCTCATGGCAAGAACCGGAATTCGATACTCCATTGCTAGCCCTTTAAGCCCGCGAGAGACCGATCCAACTTCCTGGTTTCGGGTTTCCCTGCGGCCTCCTTCGAGTAGTTGCAGATAGTCCACAACCAGAAATTCAACGCGCTCGTTTCGTCGCTCGTAATCCGCAAGGTAAGCGCGAATGTCAGCGAGCGAGGTGCTTACGTCGTCAAGAATCATCGGGCGATGCGAAAGTCTCATTACGCCCTCGATGATTCGCTTATAGTCCTGCTCCCAAATGCCGGGGCGAATCTTCCAGCGAGCAACGTCAGATTCAACGGCAACAAGACGGTCATACAGCGATTCACGCGACATCTCACGCGACACGATATAAACGCGGTGTCCGGTCTCCGCGATATTCGCTGCGATATCTAATCCCAGAGTTGTCTTGCCGAAACTGGTTGGCGCTCCTAAGACGTAAAGCGCAGAAGGAACCAGCCCGGCACCTAAAAGATTTTCGTCAATTTCTCGGAAGCCTGTAGGTAAGGCATCGGTGACGCCCTTGAAAAACAACTCGTAACGCAGAAGTTGATTGTCGGAAATATCTTCTAGGACTTGCGCTTTGCGCTTCTCGGTTCGGTAGTTCCTAACCTTGTCGAGTTGTTCAATCGCGCTCGCCAGTGCGCCGTCAAGTTCCTCGGATTCATCGGCGGCTTGCGCTAATAGTCTATCGGCCAGTCTTATCAGTCCGCGCCGTCGAGCAGTTTCTTTGATCGGCTTGACGTAGGATTTTAGGTTCGTAACGTGAGGCAGTCCGAACGTTAAGTTGCTGATAAAAAGCATTCCACCTGACGACTCAAGGGAATCTTCTTTTCG